CTTAGGATATTTGAGCGCGAAAAAAAGGATGATAAGGGCTTTACGCACAATATGGAGGTGATACATCAACACTAAAGATTGGTTAATCAAATATTTTTTCAATGAGAGGTGGTGCAAGACCAGGGTCGGGTAGGAAAAAAAGGATGCAAGAGGAGGAGCTTATAGAAAGGCTATCTCCCTATGAGAGTTTGTTTTTTGATGCACTTGAGGCTAAACTTAAAGAGAAGGACACTAAGATTATGGACTTATATGCCAAATATTATTTTGGTGAACAAGTAAAAAAGATTGAGTCAAAAATTGAAGGCAGCATTAGTGGACTGACCGTTGAGGTTATAAATGGACTAAAGAATGATGAGGCCAAAAATTCAGACATCGAAGGTCTTTGACATACTGCGTACAAGTGATAAGAGGATAACAGTTATGCAGGGCGGCAGTCGCTCAGGCAAGACTTACAACATTATCCTCTGGTTTATTGTAAAGTTGCTACAAGAGAGAGGGCAAACTTTGTCTATTGTTAGGCAAAGCTTACCATCAATCAAAGGCTCTGTGTTGAGGGACTTTATTGAGATATTGCTAAAACTTGGTATATACTCAGAGGAACATCACAATAAGACGGAGCAGACCTATAACCTAAATGGTAACTTAGTCGAGTTCGTTAGTGTGGATCAGCCACATAAGATAAGGGGCCGTAAGAGGCAATACCTTTTCATGAACGAATGTACTGAGATGTCTTATGAGGCATGGGTACAGCTAACTATGAGGACAGAGAGCAAGATAGTCTTGGACTATAACCCATCAGATGAGTACCACTGGGTATTTGATAAGGTTATCCCAAGAGATGATGCTGACTTTTTTATCACAACTTACAAGGATAACCCATTTCTACCTAAAGAATTGATTGAGGAGATTGAGAGGCTAAAGGATGCGGATGAGAACTATTGGCTTATTTATGGCCTTGGTCAAAAGGGAAACTTACATGACACCATTTATACTCATTGGCGATATTGCCATGACTTGCCACAAGGGGAGACTGTTTATGGGTTGGACTTTGGATTTAATAACCCCTCAGCTATGACTAAGGTAGTTTTCCATGATGGGGCTATTTATGTGGATGAGGTTATCTATGAGACGAAGCTAACGACTAACGACTTGGTCGAGAAAGTTAAAGGCTTAGGTATATCTCCATATGATGAGATATTTTGCGATAGCGCAGAGCCTAAGACGATAGAGGAGCTGTGTAGATGTGGACTAAATGCCAAGTCATCTAATAAAGATGTGACAGAGGGCATTAAGAAAATAAAGAGTCTACCTATGTATGTGACAGAGCGAAGCCATAACTTGATAAAAGAGCTTAGAAACTACAAATGGAAGACGGATAGAAATGGTAAGAAATTAGATGAGCCTGTGAAGTTTAATGACCACTTAACAGACTCCTTACGGTACGCGGTATTCACAAAAGTAAATGCGCCTCAGCTAACCTGGGGCATGATATAAAATGGGCATAATAGATAGGTTTGTCGAAGGTTACATGAAGAGAAAGGGATTAAACCCTTATCCTGTTAATCAGCCAAAGATACAAGGTATAAACAGCTCTATCTTGCAGCAGTATGGCGCGGATAGTTACATAAGTGAGGGATATTTGAGTAACTCGGATGTCTACGCTATTGTATCATTTTTGGCACGAAAGGCTGGCTCTATTCCTTGGTATGTTTACAAGATGAAGCCAGGAGCAAAAGCACAAACGGCTTTACAACAATACAAGCAACTCACCAAAGGTTTACAACATAAGGGCGCTTATGAGCAAGCACTCATTAAGCGTAAGAGCGCTTATGAGGAGAACATGGTGACTAACTCACCTCTCGCCAAGCTTTTGGAGCAACCCAATCCAACACAAGCACAAGACCAATTTTTTGAAAACTTATATGGCTATCGTATACTATCTGGAGAAGGGAACATATATGGGAATGATGGTGGAATTGAGGGTGCAAAGTTCGTTGAGCTTAACGTACTCCCAACACAATTTCTCGACATTTACCCTGACCCAAAAGATCTCTACGGACTATTGGGTTACAAGTTGATGGTGGGCGCTGGCATTGATTTGCCTAAAGAGCAAGTATGTCAATGGAAGAGCTGGAACCCTGACTTTAACGCAGACACTCGTTCCCACATGAGGGGCTTGAGTCCATTAAGGCCAGGTTGGAAGCTTTTGAGGATGAGCAATAACGCAGCGGATGCGAGCGCGGCTATGACCTCAAATGGTGGTGCTAAGGGTGCCATTGTGCCAAGGCCAGTGAATAACTCTGTGCCATCGTTGACACCAGAGCAAGCGTCTCTTGTGCAAAGGATGGTTAATGATAGGGTTAACAACAAAGACCAAAAGGGAGCCATTGGTGTGTTCCAGACTCCTTGGGACTATTTGAACTTTGGCTTGAGTAGTGTGGACATGGAGCTGGTTAAGACTATGCAGATGACACTCCACCAATGGTGTAGGTTGTTTGGCTTGCCTGTTGTATTGTTCGACACGGATAGTAGCTCTTACAACAACTACTCCAATGCCATGAGGGACTTAATCACTAATACGATTATGCCTCTCAATTGTCAATTGAGGGATGAGTTAAATAAGTGGTTAGTGCCAAGGTTTGGTGAGGATGTGTATATAGACTTTGATATATCTGCTTTGCCAGAGATGCAACAAGACATGGAGAGGATGGTTAACCAACTAAGGATGGCCGATTGGTTGACATTTGATGAGAAGAGGGTAGCAATGAACTATGAGGAGCGTGGTGGTGCTTATGCCTTTAGCTATGTCAATCAAGGTTTGTTGCCTTTGGAGCAAGTGACAATGGACTTAACAGTAAGCAATGACCAAAGCGGAGATATGGACAATGGTGATAGCCAAATATCCTAAGACACCAAGCGAGAGGACTTGCTTGATAGAGAAGAGGATGATGGATGTGGTTAGGGAAGGTTATCGTAAAAAGTTAGAGAATGAATGGAAAGCAAAGACGGGAATATTGGAGGAAGGTGGAGAGGCTAAGGGCGCAATTGGATGCTAAGTATTTCAATGCGACTAAAGACTCGATACTCAAACAATTTAAACGCTTTGCTAAAGATATAGAGTTGTATGGTGTGGATGTGGCGAGAACGAGATTAGGGCTTGATTTGTGGGAAAAGGAGTTGATTAAGGTCTTTGAGGACTTATATAAAGAGGCGGCCGTGTTGTTTGGGAATGCGACATATAGAGCTGTCAAGATAGAGGCAAATAGAAAGGGTGAGACATTTGGCTTCAATAGGGAGTGGACTGCGGCCTTGCTTGACTTTCTAATGAAAAAAGGATTTGAATTAGTAGCAGATATAACTAAAACAACAAAGGACAAACTTTTAGCTATTGTGACAAAAGGTGTTGAGGATGGCTTAGGGGTTGATGAGATAGTTAAGCTAATATTGGATGACAAGCAATTAGCTTATGCTGCGTTTAGGGCAAGGAGAATAGTGAGGACAGAGGTGATGAGGGCATCGAACATGGCAGCAATGAAAGGGGCAGAAGCTCATGGATTTGTGGTAGATAAAATTTGGATAAGTGCAAAAGATAGTAGAACGAGGAGAATACCACCTGATGAGTTTGACCATTGGGATTTGGATGGAGTAGTTAAAGCATTTAATGAGCCATTCACATCAGAGGGTAAAGATGGAGAGGATGTAGTTGTTATGCACCCAGGACAACTTGAAGACACTAATAATGGTATTTATGCTCCTCCTGGGTTTACTATCAATTGCAGATGTACTGTTGGGTTTATACCTAAAAGGGATGGCAATGGAAACCTTATTTTTAAACCAAGGCTAAATGTGGCCACAATAGAGTAATTATGCCAGTAGAAAGTTGCGGAAATGGGAGATGGAGAATAGGTGATGGAGAATGTATTTACACAAGTGAGGAGAGCGCAAATAGGGCTTACATAGCCTATTTGGCGCAAGAGGATGATGATGATGAGGATGATGAGTACATGGGTAGAAAAGCCGAGACGTACAATGACTACCCAGAGGCTGCGACTAATAATGCTAAGAGGGCTTTGAAGTATAAAGAGGATAATGGCAGTGATTGTGGTACACCTGTGGGTTGGACTCGGGCAAGGCAGCTGGCGAATAGAGAGAGGATAAGTAGGGACACGATAGCGAGGATGGCATCATTTAAGAGGCACCAACAAAATAAAGATGTACCTTATGATGAGGGCTGTGGCGGCATCATGTGGGATGCTTGGGGTGGTGACGCAGGAATAGAGTGGGCAATAAGGAAACTTGAACAAATAGACAATAGAAAAAACATGATATACGTTTACAAAAACCAAAGCCTTGAAGTCAAAGATGTTGATACTAAACAAGGCATAGTAAGTGGGTATTTTAGCGCATTTGGTATGGTGGACTCCGATGGGGATATTATGATGCAAGGTGCTTTTAAGAGGTCTATCCAAGACTGGGGACCAGAGGCTAAGGGGCGGATCAAGCACCTACTCAATCACGACCCATCGAAGCCATTGGGTAAAATCATTGAGCTAAAGGAGGATGGTTATGGACTATTCTACCGCTCTCAAGTGGGTAAGCACCAATTGGGCCAAGACTTTGTGAAGATGGTTGAGAGTGGGCTTATTAGTGAGCATTCCATAGGCTTTAGGACTCTAAGGGAGCAAAAGAACGATAGCGCTAATGAGATACATGAGGTGATGCTTTTTGAGGGGTCAAGCTTGACCGCTTGGGGTGCAAATGAACATACCCCAATGCTTGGGATTAAGTCAATAAAAAATATTGATGAGATTAAAGAGCAAATACGTAATTTTGAGAAGTTTATTCGTAATAGCGATGTTACGGATGAGACAATAGAACTTTGCCTTATTAAAGTAAGGCAATTGGCACAAGCCGTAGAGCAAATGAGTAGCACGAAGGCCACCCATGAGGAGCCCAAGCAGCAAAAAGGAGAAGAGGTGAATGTGTCCTCACTAATTTCAATCATTAATAAAA